AGACCCCGATGTATACATTGAAAAACCCTTTCCTAAAAAAATTAGGGATAAAGAAACTATGCAAAAATATCTGGACGCTGATGATAAACTCTCAGGAGTTTCGTTAAAGATTGATTACTATGATACAATGCTCGTTTATATCGAAAGCATTTTGAAACAGATTACTAATCGCACTTATCAAATCAAAAATGCGATTGAGTTTATGCGTTTTAACTCAGGATTGGGATAATGGAAGAAGATTATTATCAAATAGAACTTCCTATTGAGGCAGTTCGTATTATCCACAAAGGTCTTTCACAAGCAGTAGAAAAATGGTCTGGAGGAGAACCAGAGGAACAGGAAGATTTAACTACTATGAGAGATCACTTCTATAGAATTATGTTGGAACATCAGTTTGACAGTATGTAATATATGCAATAAATATTTGTAGATGAATGAATCTACGTGATTGATACGACGGCTAACCTTGTTATATCAAAATCCAACGAAGTATTTTTAAAAATCAATACGGAACCTCATATTGAATATGAACTTAGAGATCACTTTAAGTTTGAGGTTCCCAATGCAAAGTTTATGCCCCAGTACCGTGGAAGGAATTGGAATGGGGAGATTCATTTGTATGACATGCGTTCTAAACAGATCTATGTTGGTCTGTTAGATAAGATTGTCAATTTTTGTGAGCAATATGGTTATACTTACAAGTTTGAAGACAATAAATTCTATGGCACTCCATATGAGGAGAATGAATTAATATCATATGAGGGTGTTAAGGATTACATGAATTCCATTTGTGCCCATACTCCCAGGAAGTATCAAATTGAGGGAGTATATGGTGCCCTAAAGCATAATAGAAAACTATTGATATCGCCCACTGCTTCTGGCAAATCTTTGATGATTTACTCTCTTGTAAGATATTATGTTGACAGAGGGCAAAAAATCCTTTTAGTTGTTCCAACGACATCCCTTGTAGAACAGATGTACAAGGATTTTCTTGATTATGGTTGGGATGCTGATTCATATTGCCACAGAATCTATTCTGGTAGAGAAAAGAGTAATAGTTCTCCAGTGACGATTACTACATGGCAATCAGTCTACAAACTTGAGCGATCTTTCTTTGAAGACTATGGTGTAATTATAGGTGATGAAGCACATTTATTCAAGTCTAAATCTTTGATTCAGATCATGACTAAACTTCATCATGCAAAGTATCGTTTTGGTTTTACTGGAACTTTAGATGGAACTCAAACTCACAAATGGGTTCTTGAAGGATTGTTTGGCCCATCATATAAAGTAACAAGAACTGATGAATTGATGAGACAGGGACATCTTTCTCAACTTGACATTCAGTGTCTTGTTCTTAAACATCCTCCTCAAAAGTTTGAAACTTATGAAGATGAGATACAATATTTAATCAGTCACGAACAACGTAATAGATTCATTCGTAATTTAACTTTGGATCTTAAAGGTAACACTCTTGTTCTTTTTGCAAGAGTCGAAGCTCATGGACAGGTACTTTATGATCAAATAAATAATAACAAGCGAGATAACCGTAAGGTATTCTTTGTACATGGTGGTGTAGATGCTGAGGAGAGAGAGCAAGTAAGAGAAATTACGGAAAGAGAAAACAACGCAATTATTGTTGCCTCTTATGGAACTTTTTCTACAGGTATCAATATTAAAAATCTCCATAATGTTATCTTTGCCTCTCCAAGTAAATCAAGAGTCCGCAATCTTCAAAGTATTGGACGAGTTCTTAGAAAAGGAAAAGACAAAGTAAAAGCAACTCTGTATGACATCTCAGATGATTGTACATCCAAGTCCAAAAGAAACTACACACTTAATCATTTCATAGAAAGAATCAAAACATATAATGAGGAAAATTTTAACTATGAGATAATCACTATCCAATTAAAGGTATGATAGAAGACGATTTTTACGCAACAGTAAAATTAAAAACAGGAGAAGAAATCTTTGCCAAGATAGCTGCTTCTGATGAAGATGATAGAACAATGCTTTTGATCTCCAATCCAATAATTGTTTCTGAGATTAAAGGTAAAGGTGGTATTATGGGTTATAGAATGGAACCCTGGTTAAAGACCACTACAGAAGACATGTTTATAATTAACTTGGATAACGTTCTTACGATGTCTGAGTCATCTGATATTGAAATGATCATGATGTATCAGAGTTATGTTCGTCAGTCACAAAATAATGGACTGGATAACAACTCCAAGATCAATCGTAGAATGGGGTATCTTGGTAATGTAAAGGATACCAAAGAGATCTTAGAGAAGATCTTTAAGAGTAGCTAATATATTTCTTATCAACCCTGACAGAGTTATTCTACTTGATTTCCGGAACTTGTCAAGTAAACGTTTAGATGATATAATTCATACATATTATGAGATAAATTAATGATAACTTCGGGTATGACCAGAAGAAAGAGGTCAGAGCATTACGTTAATAATAAGGAGTTGCTCTCAGCTCTGATTAATTACCGTAGTGAAGTTGAAAGAACTTTCATTCAAAAGTATGGTAGAGAACCTACAAAGCAAGATAGATCTCAGCATTGGGATACCAAACCTCCCATTCCTCGCTACATTGGTGAGTGTTTCCTGAAGATTGCTAATCACTTGTCCTTCAAGCCAAACTTCGTGAACTACATGTTCAAGGAGGATATGATTTCTGATGGTATTGAAAATTGTGTTCAGTACATTCACAATTTTGATCCAAGTAAGTCAACAAATCCTTTTGCATACTTCACTCAAATTATTCACTACGCATTCCTTCGTCGTATTCAAAGAGAGAAGCGTCAGTTAGAGATCAAGAATAAGATTATTGAAAGATCTGGTTACAGTGAGGTGTTTGATGATAACAACACCCTTGACGGATCGAACTACTCCGATTACAATCAAATTAAAGACAACGTGCATTCTAAGCTCCGCAGTTAATGAAGATTGCAATCATCACTGATCAACATTTTGGTGCTCGTAAGAACTCCAAGTTGTTCCACGATTACTTCCTAAAGTTTTATAATGATACCTTCTTTCCAACCTTAGAGAAAGAAGGTATCTCTGCAGTTATTGATATGGGTGATACCTTTGACAGCAGGAAAGGTATTGATTTTTCTGCTTTGTCTTGGGCAAAAAACAATTACTACGATAGATTAAAAGACATGGGTGTCCATGTGCATACTATTGTGGGAAATCACACAGCATATTATAAAAACACAAACGATATTAATGCTGTAGATCTTCTTCTTCGTGAGTATGACAATGTAACTGTGTACTCAGAACCAACTGAAGTTAAGGTTGGTGAAATGAATGTCCTTTTTATTCCATGGATTAATCAAGAAAATGAATCAAAAACTCTCAAACTTATTGAAAAGACTAATTGCAAGGTTGCGATGGGGCACCTTGAACTCCAAGGATTTAGAGTTAATCGACAAATCGTCATGGAACATGGTATGGAGAGCCAATTATTTGAGAAGTTCTCCAATGTCTACTCGGGACACTATCACACTCGATCGACTAACGGAAAGGTCCACTACTTAGGAAATCCATATGAAATTTATTGGACAGATGTAGAAGATACTCGCGGGTTTCATATTTTTGATACAAAGACTTTAGAGCACACTCCAGTAAATAATCCTCATAGGATGTACTACAATATTTACTATGAGGACACTGATCACCAAACTTTTGATGCTCGAAATTATGAGAACAAAATTGTAAAAGTTATTGTTCGTAAAAAGACTGACATTAAGAAGTTTGAAAAATTTATTGACAAACTTTATTCTGCTGGAATTGCAGAACTTAAAGTAGTTGAAAACTTTGATTTTGGTGGTTGGTATGGGGATGAAGATTTCAATCCACTTGAATCCGAAGATACTCTTTCCATATTAAATAGGTATATTGAAGAAGCAGACATCAGTCTTGACAGGTCTATGGTTCAAAAGATTATGCAAGAAATATACCAGGAAGCTTGTGAGTTGGTCTAATGTACATCTTAACCATCTATGGTAAAGAAACCGAAGGTGCATATTCTGTAACCGATGATGACGGTGAACAGATACTTTATCTCTTTGAAGATGAGGATGATGCCACTCGATATGCTATGATGTTAGAGGATGATGGGGCTCCTGAAATGCACATCATCGAAGTTGAAGATGAGATTATGATCAAGACCTGTGAGATTCATGATTACAGGTATACTATTATCACCAAAGATGACGTTGTAATTCCACCCAAAGAACATGATTTTATTTGAGACCATTCGTTGGAAAAATTTTCTCTCCACTGGCAATCAATATACTGAAGTTGACTTCACTAAAAACCATACAAATTTGATTGTTGGTACGAATGGTGCTGGAAAATCAACAGTGCTTGATGCCTTGACTTTTTCTCTGTTTGGTAAACCATTTCGTAAAATCAATAAACCTCAACTTAGCAATTCTACCAATGAGAAGGATTGTAAAGTAGAAGTTGAATTTTCTGTTAATAATACTGACTGGAAAATTGTTCGGGGAATCAAACCCAATTTGTTTGAGATCTGGAGAAATGGATCCCTGATGGACCAATCATCTGCAGCACTTGATCAACAGAAGTGGTTGGAACAAAATGTTCTAAAGATGAACTATAAGTCTTTCACTCAGATTGTGATTCTGGGCAGCAGTACTTTCGTTCCATTCATGCAACTTACGACAGCAAATCGTCGTGAAGTGATTGAAGATTTGTTAGATATTAAAATCTTCTCTTCCATGAATGTTGTTATTAAGGAAAAGATTCGTCAGTTAAAAGAAGAAATCAAAGTTCTTGAGTTAAAGAAAGAAACTCTCAGGGATAAAGTTGACATGCAGAAAAACTTTATTGAAGAACTTGAGAATCGTGGAAATGCCAATATAAATGCCAATAAAGAAAAGATTACCAATCTAAATCTGGAAGTTGGTATTTACCTTGAGGACAATGAAAAGATTCAGGACGATATTGATGTATTAGTAGAAAAGCAAGAGAAGCATACTGGAGCTACAGAGAAACTTCGCAAGTTGGGAAACCTAAAAGGAAAGATCTCTCAGAAAGTATCTACCATCACAAAAGAACATAAATTCTTCACTGAGAATACGGTATGCCCCACTTGCACACAGTCCATTGAAGAGGAGTTCAGAATAAATAGAATTAAGGACGCTCAAGATAAAGCAAAGGAGTTGCAATCTGGTTACAAAGAACTGGAGGAGGCAATTAAAGAGGAAGAAGAGCGAGAGCGTCAATTTACGGAGTTAACAAAGGAGGTCACTTCCTTAACGCATGGCATTTCTAAAAACAATACTAAGATCTCTGGATGTCAACGACAGATCAGGGATCTGGAATCGGAAATTCAAAGAATTACCGACCAACTTGCAAATAGAAATATTGAACATGAGAAGTTAGAATCCTTCAAAGACAATTTAAAAACTACATACGACGAGCTCGCACAACGTAAGGACACGATCAACTATTACGATTTTTCGTATAGTTTACTTAAAGACGGTGGAGTTAAATCCAAAATCATTAAGAAGTATCTACCGCTGATAAATCAGCAAGTTAACCGTTATCTTCAGATGATGGATTTCTACATCAACTTCACACTTGATGAGGAATTTAACGAAACCGTCCAGTCCCCTATCCATGAAGATTTTTCCTATGCTTCTTTCAGCGAGGGAGAGAAGATGAGAATCGACCTTGCTCTACTCTTCACTTGGCGTGAAGTTGCAAGGATGAAGAACTCAGTCAACACCAACCTGTTGATCATGGACGAGGTGTTTGATTCTTCTCTTGATGGATTTGGAACAGAGGAGTTTTTGAAGATCATCAAATATGTTGTGAAGGATGCCAACATTTTTGTGATCTCCCACAAGACTGGTCTTGAGGACAGATTTGAAAGTGTAATACGATTTGAAAAAGTCAAAGGTTTTTCACGTATGGTGGCTTGATTCACCAAAGGACAATGAACACCCCAAACTGGCAGCATCACTCCAAGAAGGAACAAAAACGAAAACTCAAACCTCAAGCACTACGTCAACGTAAAGAATCATTGCGTTTCTTTAAAAAGAAGTTGAGTGTAACAAAAAATACATGAAGTTATCATAATTAGACTACATAGTGTAGAATTGAACATAAGGGGAAAACCATGTAACCAAATCTATTTGTTATGTTGTTATGTCCCCGAAACGTATAATGGAGGGCATTATGCACAATCTAATTTCTCACAATCAATTGGCAGGATGGAAGCAAAGTGTAATGAGGCTTGAAGATACATTGGATAAAACAATGAACGAAGCTGATTTACTAAATGACTATTATAATTGTCTTATTGAATGTGATGATGATCAGGTAACATGTAAGCGCATTTGTAGGAGAATCTTAAGTTAGTCGCTAAAGGACACATGGAGAGCTGTCACTGAGGAGCCCCAGGGAGACCTGGGGTTTAGTATTATGGCCACATACGAAAGAACCCATCATGGCAGTCCGACACGAAATCAAATCTCAACTTGCTAAACTGCTTGCCACGGAGGACCTGATTGTGGAGCATAAGCAAGTGCAAACTGCCTGCTTCAATGTCCACACTCGTGTATTGACTCTTCCTATGTGGGAGAAGGCAAGTAACACAATCTATGACCTTCTGGTGGGTCATGAGGTGGGTCATGCTCTCTTCACTCCTGATGAGAACTGGTTGGAGAAGGTTTCTGCCCCTCCTCAATTCGTGAATGTGGTTGAGGATGCTCGCATCGAGAAACTGATGAAGCGCAAGTATATGGGACTTGCTAAAACATTCTTTAATGGATATAAGGAGCTAAATGACCAAGACTTCTTCTCTATTGCTAACGAGTCTGTTGCTGATTTTAATCTTGCTGATCGTGCAAATCTATACTTTAAGATCGGTAATTTTGTAGACATTAAATTTGCTGAAGATGAGCAAGAGATTATTAATCTCATTCAGTGCTCAGAAACTTTCGCTGACGTTCTTATTGCTGCTGAAGAACTGTATAAGTTCTGCAAGAAAAAGAAAGAAGAAAAAGTAGATGATATTGCTCCCCCTCCTGAAATGGGTGGAGAATCTAATCAACCTGCCAATGAACTGGTAGAGGAGCAGCAAGAGACCCCTGGTGAGGGTTCTGGTGACTCTGAGCAGCAGGAATCTACCCCACAATCTTCTTCTGGTGTTCCTGAAGTTACTGGCGAACCTGAAGTTCAAACTGCTGATGCACTTGAACAGAATATTCAAGATCTTGTTGATACTGATGGATATGAAAACGTATATGTTGAGATTCCTCAAGTTGATCTGAATCGTGTGATTGCGGACAATAATGATG